AGAAGATGACGGTAAAGAGGCAGAACTCTGCGCTCGCACAGGCGATGTCTACAAACAGACCTCGTACAACACCCACGGCGGGGTACACGCATTAGGTGGAACGCCTCTGCGTAAGAACTATGCAGGTATCGGGTACACCTATGATGCGGGCCGGGACGCTTTCATTCCTCCCAAGCCCTATGCCTCATGGTTGCTAAACGAGACAACCTGCCTATGGGACGCACCTGTTGCCTACCCAGATGACGGTAAGCGTTACTCATGGGACGAGGCTACAACCTCTTGGATTGAGGTTGAAGGGGTTGCTGCGTGAAACTTATCAAACTAACTAACGCCGCCAAGGGCCGCATGGGTGAGGGTTTGATCCTTAACACAGACCTGATTGCGTCAATCTTTGAGCATACTCAAGAGGACGGGTCAAAGGTGCGGGTTGCCTACGGTATGAACGGCAACTCTTGGGAGGTGGCAGAGAGTTTTGATGAGATTATGGAGAAAATAAGTGCCGACCTTTAATTGGAAAATTACCGAATTAAGGGTCGATGACGGCTTGGTTTGCCAAGTCAAATATCATTGTGAAATTTCCGAGGACAATAAAAAGGTAGCTACTGAGGGCTACTGGAAGTTTCGTAAACCGTACCAAATAGAAGATAATTTGTCTGAGCATCAGGTGTCGCATTGGTTAGACTTGGATGCTCAAGAAGGTGACCGTCACCTCATTAAAGACAGGCTTGCCGAACAACTCAAGGCACTAGACAATACCGAGAGCTGCGATCCACCGTGGAAAGTAGAGACATTTAAGGTGAAGTTATGACCCAGCCAATAGACATTATTAGCCGCGCCATGAAGGACATCGGGGCGTTGGCTGCGGGCGAGACCCCGGCCCCTGCCGAGGCCCAAGACGCGTTCGATATGTTGAACGACATGATCGACCAATGGTCAAACGAACAAATGATGGTCTACTACAAGACCGAGATCATCTTCACCCTGACTGCGGGACAGACCCAGTACACGGTTGGCCCAACGGGTCAGGTCAACTCCACCTTTACCGGCTCAATATCAGGGAATACCCTAACGGTCACTAACATTACCGAGGGAGGGATTGCGCTCGGGATGGTGATAACAGGATCAGGAATTACGGCTGGAACCAAGATTACAGGCTTTGGAACCGGAGCTGGTGGCAACGTGAACTACGCCGGGACGTACACGGTCAATAACACTCAGACAGTAGCTTCGACCACAATAACTGCTTACTACGAGCGCCCCCTGTCGGTGAACTCAGCCTTTGTGCGGGTGAACACCAATTCCAACGGTCAGCCTATCGTCAACGGCGGTCTGGACTACCCCGTAGCTATTCTGAACCTTGAGAACTACGAGCTGATTGGCTTAAAGACCCAGAACGGCCCGTGGCCCAAGGCGGTCTACTACCAACCCTCAGAGGTTATGGGTAGCTTTTACTTCTGGCCCAATCCGTCTCAGGGCGAGATGCACATATTCTGCGACACCATATTCCAGCGGTTTAATAGCATCAACGACACCATCGTGATCCCACAGGGCTACATCATGTGCTTGCGCTGGTGTCTTGCGGAAAGACTTATGCCCATGTACGGCAAGTCTAACCCCCAACAGGTAGCCATGATCAACGGGCTGGCTTCTCAGGCCAAGGCCACGATTAAGAGAACCAACATGAAGCCCATGCAGTCTGCTAGGTACGATGACGTTCTGGTGGTTGGTAAGCGTGCGGACGCTGGTTGGATTCTGACCGGGGGCTTCCAGTAATGCCTGACTTTGGATTCGTAGGCGCGGCTTACGAGGCTCCCTCTCTCACTCAGGACGCTCAAGAGTGCATCAACTTCTACCCTGAGATAGACCCGACCAAGGCTCAGGGCGAGCGCGGTATTGTTGCGCTCTACCCAACTCCGGGCTTAGAGACCGTGGCTATTTTCCCTAATCAGGAAGAAGTTCGGGGTCTTAGAACCCTGTCTGGTGGGGCTCAAGTTGTAGCGGTCTGCGGTGACTTTGTGTACGTTTTAGAAAACAATTTGACCCCCGTAATGATTGGTCAGATGAACACCGCAACGGGTCAAGTTGGGATTGTCGATAACGGGGTGAACGTCTACATAGTGGACGATTCTTATCGGTACACATGGTTTATCAGCGCCCCGTCATCAGCTATTTTTACCGGATCAATAAGCACGACCACCCTGACGGTGACCTCAGTCCAAAGCGGCACGATTGCCGTAGGACAGGCCATTTTTGGTCAGGGCATAGCTCAAAATTCCGTGATCACGGCACTAGGCACAGGCACGGGGGGCGTTGGAACCTATACGGTCAGCGACTCCCAAACCGTTGCAAGTACCGCGATCAACTCTGTCGCATCACCCGCTATTGTGACCGGGGCTATCTCTGGCACAACTTTGACCGTTAGCGCGGTGACCAGCGGCACTCTGAAGATAGGCCAGACGATTGAAGGCTCCGGGGTGACCGATGGAACGATTATTACGGCCTTTGGGACGGGCTCCGGGGGTGCGGGAACGTACACCGTCAGCGCCTCACAGACCGTCTCTAGTACCACAATATACGCCCTAAACTGGACGGTTCTACCATCTAATGATGGAGCCTTTGAAGGCGGTGGAACGGTAGATATTTCAGATAACTACTTTGTCTACAATAAACCTCAGAGCCAGCTCTGGGCTGCGTCCGACCTCTTATCCCCGATTACTGACCCCCTGTCATTTGCGTCCAAAGATGGCTCACCAGATGACCTAGTGGCTATTATTGTTGACCGGCGAGAGGTCTACTTGCTAGGTGAGATGTCCTCAGAAGCGTGGCTAGACGTTGGGTCTGTACCTTTTCCCTTTCAGCGGATTCAAGGATCATCAACCCAGCAGGGTATTGCTGCGGCCTACTCCTGTGCGCGGGTGGGCAACTCCTTTGCCTATGTATCCAAGAACAACCGAGGCGAGGCCACCATCGTCCAGATGAACGGCTATATCCCCCAGAGGATCTCGACCCACGCGGTTGAAACGACTTTGGTCGGTCAAGACGTATCTGACGCAATAGCTTGGACGTACCAGCTAGAGGGCCATGAGACCTACGTTGTGACGTTCCCCTCAATCGGGACTAACGGCCTGACTTGGGCCTATGACATCACTACGGGGCTATGGCACAAGTGGCTCTACACCAATAACCAAAACGAATACGAGCGCCACCGGGGTAACTGCTGTGCATTTTTTAACCAGCAAGTATTGCTTGGTGACTATGAGAACGGCAAATTGTATAGACTGTCTCTATCCCAGTACACCGATGACGGTCAGCTAATACGCCGTCTAAGAAGGTGTCCCCACATAACCACAGACCTCCAGCGTCAGTATTTTGCCGAGCTTCAGATTCAGTTCCAACCCGGAGTTGGGTTACCGGTCGGTCAGGGTCAAGACCCACAGGCGATGCTCCGCTGGTCGGATGACGGCGGCTTTACTTGGTCTAACGAGAACTGGGTCACCATAGGCAAGCAGGGTCAATACTTCACGCGGGCCATGTGGAGGCGGTTGGGATTTGCGCGGGACAGGATATTCGAGGTTGTGGTCACCGACCCAATCAAGGCAGTCATTGTGTCTGCGAACCTGAAAGCGGAAGCGGGGGATAACTAATGGCCCAACTACCTCAAAACCAAGTAATCCCGACCTCACAATTAGTCAACGATATGGGACGGCCCACCCCAGCGTGGCAGCTATTCTTTTTGAACTTGCTCAACTTTTCCAGCAGCTCCACGGCTACGGCTGGCTCTGCGACCCTACCGGCAAACCCACGGGGGTTTATCAACATAACCGTTAACGGGGAATCTAAAAAGGTTCCTTACTACGATGTCTGAGGTCATAGAACAGTTTGTCCCAACGCGGGAGATGATTGACCGGCTACAGGCTGAGATGGTCAAGGCTCCGCAAGCAGACCTGAAAACTGAGCATTACTTTTCAGGTGGTATGTATTGTCGTAAGTTGTCCCGACCGGCAGGGACGTTGATTGTTGGAAAAGTGCATAAGCAAGACCACTTTTTTATGTGTGCGGCGGGAGAAATCATTGCTTGGTCAGAAAAAGGAATGGTTACTTTACGCCCCGGCGATATAATTGAGTCCAAAGCGGGAACCAAGCGGGTAACGCTGGCGGTAAGTGATTCCGTAGGGGTCACGTTCCACCGAACTGATAAAACCGATTTGGATGAAATTGAGGCAGAACTTATTGAACTCGATGAGACAGCCTTGTTTGATTCGCATAACCGAATTAAAGTTTTAACAACCAGTTTGGATGGAGAAAAATTATGTCATGGGTAGCGGCAGCGGTTGTAGGTAGTAGCCTAGTCAGCGGCTACATGGGCGGTAAAGCCGCCAAAGATGCGGCAAGAATCCAAGCGGAATCTGCTGACCGAGCCGCCATGATGCAAAAGGAAATGTACGAGCAAGGTCGAACTGATCTAGCGCCGTACCGTGAACAGGGTTACGCGGCTCTCAAAGACATTGAGGGCATGAAGCCTTTCTTAACCCAATCCTTTGCTGGCCAACAAGCACTAGCCCCTTACCTTGACCCGTCAATGGCTTTCCGTATGCAGTATGGGACACAGGCTACCGAAAGGCTTGCCAACGTAGGACAGGGCGCTATATCTGGTAACACCTTGCGCGGATTGACTGAGTTTGGTCAGGGACTAGCTTCTACCGAGTACGGAAACGCCTTTAATCGAGCCCAGACAGAACGTGCCAACATTTATAACACCCTAGCGAACATAGCTGGCATGGGGCAAGGCGCGGTCAACACGGGAGTTGGTATTGGTCAGACTCTAGGTCAAAACTTAGCTGGTCTTACGACCGGAGCTGGCGCAGCTCAAGCGGCTGGCGTGGTAGGTCAAGCAAATGCTTACAGTCAGGCGATGCAAGGCCCGTCAAACTATTTACAGTTATCAGCCCTACTTGGTAAGAATCCGTTTGCAACTCCCGGTGGTGGAATTGGCGGTTTAGGTGGAACGCCGAGTCAGGCGTATGCGCCGCAAGCAGTTTCGACAACCTTTGCGTAAGGTCTGATCATGGCAAATAACATCAAACCTGAAATTTCGTTAGGGGTAAAAGGCCCACAGGCCATGACCCTTGGCGAGCTGGTAGGAACCGCTACCAAGGCTATGGAGTTTTCTAAGCTGTCCGAACTCTACCCAGAGCTGATTAGTAAGGCCAAGGCTGAGTCTCAGGCCACTCAAATGGGCTTAGAAGAAAAACGTCTTGGCGCAATTACGTCTGGCATGACTGCCATGATCAACAACCCAATGGTTGTGGCTGCGGAACAAGATCCAAACTCAATTGATCCGCAAAAGTTATTGGGATACGTTACCGAACACGGATACAACCAAGCAAAAATGCTTGGAATTCCAAAGGAAAAAGCTGACGTTTTAATGGCCCCGTACCTAAAAATAGCTACGGAAAACCCCGGTCAATTAAGGAACTACGCTAAAGAACGGCTTTTAGTTGGTCTTGATACTGCTTCTCGCGTGTCAACTTTGGGTGGAGCTGGTGCTATTGGGGTATCTACCATTCCTCCCAATCAACCAGCTTTCAGGGGCATGGCAAGACCAGAAGCAAGGCAAGGGGTCACTCCAGAAGCCATGACCGCACCTATTGGCGCAGCCGTAAGCCAAGTGCCACCATCAGAAGTTCAAGCAGCTCCAATAGCCCAACGACCGGTAGCACAAGCTCCGATGGCTCAAACAGTTCCAATGATGGGGCAAGCTGGTCGAGCAGATGCAGGGTTTGCGTTGCCATACGAGCCACCCCGTCCGGGTATTCCTCGCGCTACAACGCCAAGCGAGGCTACAGACTTGGCTACCGGTCAAAAGTATCGTGGAGATTTAATTGCAACTCAAACAACTGTAAACAAATCGGCGCGTAACGTAGACGCAGTATTGTCAGGAATTAGAGAGCTAGAAAAAGACCGCCGGTTTACTACTGGATCTTTACAACAAGCAGAAAAAGCAGTTCGTGAATTTTTTGGTGATGAGCAATTCAAACAGTTAAGCAAAGATTTAGCAATTTTAGAGCTTGCAACAATACAAGCGTCTGGTCAGTCAATGTCTACTGACGCTGGTAAGGCTTTAGTTGCCAAGGCTAACGGAGATGAGACCTACCCACCATCAGTCTTAAAGTCTGTTGCAACCCGTGTAGCGGGAGACATTGTTAGACTTGACATGGAGGCCAAAGGCGCTCAAAAGTTTGCTCAACAGTTTGGTGATTCTAACTTAACAGCCTATCGTCAGGCGTGGTCAGCCAATGCTGATCAAAAGATTTTTGAGGCAATGTACATTAATAAAAATGAACGTGATCCAAAACGCCGTAGCGAAGCATTAGAAAAACTACTGCCAACAGACGCGGCAGAATTACAAGAGTTCAAGACAAAACTTCAAAACATTAAACGGTTGTCCGACACAGGGCGCTTAAAATGAAAGATTTGTACCGTTTTGAAAACATGACGGAGGACGAGCTTACCAACGCAAAGCAGATGATGCTGAACGAAGGAATCTTGCCTAATCATATTGAACGCATTTTTGATAGCAAAGACGCTCAGGCGGCTTTTAACAAAAGACCGCCAGAGGTTAGGCAAGCGTTTTTTCAAAAGACAGGATCAATTATTGACCTTGAGGATTTAATTGATCAGCGATTAAAGAAGGCTCCGAAGGCAGAATCTTTAGACCTTGAAAGTATTATTGATAAACGTATTGCAAATATCGGTCAGCAACAACAGGCCGCAGTCAATAAAGAACAGCAGATTCTAGCCGCAGCCGTCCCACAGGTGGACATGGCTGGTCGCGTTGTATCAGCCCCAGCAGCTCCAACCCCCAAAAGGTCTCTCACCGATTATGTAAAAGGTGTTGGTGAGACCGTGGCAGCTTTAGGATCTCAGGCCGTGGTTGCACCGGTTGCTGCGGGAATACAGTTAGGTTCAGACATTCTTGGCGGCAAAGGTAAGCCAGTATTTACGGAAACCATGAAGGCCGCTACTTATGAGCCCAAGACCGAAGCCGGTCAGGAAATGATGGCTGGTATTGGAAAGGCGTTTGAGGCAAGTAAGCTCCCTCCGGTGGCTACTGGCGCAGTTCCGCCTGTATTACCTCGCGCCACACCGCCTAAAGTAAAACCAAAGGTATCGGCTGAAGAATATCAAAAAACACGGGCAATTATTGAAGGTGTTCCTTACCAGACCGAACAACAAATTCAAGCTGCGGCCTCCAAAACTGGCGCACCAGTATCTGCTGGAGCTGCTGGGGTAGATGTTCAAACTCAACGATTAGAACGATTAAAAGAACTACCGTTTCCAATAACTGCGGAAAAAAGTCAAATCACAAGAGATCCAGCAGACGTTCGATTTGCAAGAGAAACAACTAAAGACCCTGTGTTGGGGAAACCATTTCAAGAGCGTTACGCTGAACAAAACAATTTATTGCAAAAGAACCTTGATTTTTTTGCAGAACAAACCGGATCAGAGAAGCTTGGATTGCCACAAGCAGATTTTGCTAAATCGTTAACACAACTAGTTGACGAAAAAAAGCAAGCACGAAAACAAGAAGTTAATTCGGCTTACGAAGCAGCGAGATCCGCTGGAGAAACCGCAGAGCTGATAGACGTAAATCCATTACAAGCATGGGTCAAAAATAATCGTTCATCTGCAAAAAATGCTCCAGTTATACAAACTGTAGAAAGTGAAATTAAACGATTATCTAAAGATGGCAAAATTTCTTTAAATGACATTGAAGAAATTAGAAAAACAATCAATGACGTTTATGACGTATCACCAACAAATGCACGATTTGGTGGGCGAGCTATTAAAGTAATTGATCAAATTACTGAAGGCAAAGGCGGTGACCTATATAAACAGGCGCGGTCTTTGAGTAGCAACTTTAAAACAGAGTTTCAAGATACCCCTGCTGTAGCAAAAATTACAGCTATGAAACGCGGAACAACTCAACGACAGGTGGCCTTAGAAGATTTAGTTGACAACGTAATGCTTAAAGGAACCGGCGAAGATGTTCGTCAGTTGTTTGCATCGTTAGAACGCATGGGGCCAGAAGGCCAAGCCATGATCAATGATTTGCGCGGTTACGTTGCGGAAGCAATTAAAAATCAAGCTACAAAAGGTGTGCAACGAGACATCAATGGAAAGCCTTATTTAGAAACAAAGTCACTAGACACCATAGTAAATAATTTAGATAAAAGCAAAAAACTAGAATTTTTGTTTGGCAAAAAAGGTGCTGAACAATACAGAACCATTAACGAAGCTGTTAAGGATTTGCAAACAATTCCACGAGAAACTACAAACCCGTCAGGAACGGCTGCTCAGCTTTTAGCTGGAATGGCTGAGATGGGCGGTCAATATGCAATGACGGGCATACCGGTTCCATTGATAACGCTTGCTAAAAAAGGCGTAGATGTAAGACGGCAACAAAAGCAAATGAAAAAAATTCGTGAGTTTTTAGACTACGGAACTAAAAAGGACTAATCATGGCAGTCAATCTTTCGCCAATTGGCAACGGATTTCAGTTTTTTGATAACAACGGTGCGCCGCTTAACGCCGGTAAGATTTACACCTATCAAGCCGGGTCGAGTACGCCCTTGGCTACCTACACCAGCAGCTCAGGGCTTACGGCTAACGCCAACCCAATCATTTTGGGGACTAGCGGTAGACCGCCTAACGACATCTGGTTAACTGAGGGATTCTTTTATAAGTTCATCTTAAAGGACTCGGCAGACGTAACCATCCAGACCTACGACAACCTGTACGGGATTATTGGTGCAACCCCACCGGCTGCAACCCCAATCCCCTCTGGCGGTATTTTCTTGTGGTCGGGTTCGATTGGTTCTATCCCTGCGGGCTACGTTCTATGTAACGGGTCTAACGGAACGCCTGATCTGAGAGACCGGTTTGTAGTTGGAGCTGGGTCTACTTACTCTGTAGACGCAACTGGCGGCTCTGCTAACGCAATTGTTGTAAGTCATACCCACACCGGAACAACTGCTACTGCTGGAGCGCATAACCACAATGTCACCGTTAATTTTAGTAGTGGTGGTATTCATAGTATTTCTGATAACGGAGGTGGTTTTCAAGAAGGTTCGTTTACGGCAACCACAACAACGGCTGGAACGCATGACCACACATTTACAACGGCTTCTGCCGGTAATTCAGGCACGAACGCAAATCTGCCCCCGTACTTTGCGCTTTGCTACATTATGAAAACCTAATATGGATTGGCAGACCGTCATAAATATCGGGTTAAGTAGCGTCTTGGCTGCGCTAGGATGGTTTGCCCGTGAGATATGGGACTCCCTAAAAGAGCTGCGTAGGGACACCCACCAGATAGAAAAGGACTTGCGGGAGATGTACGTTCGTAGGGATGACCTAAAAGAAGTCAGGATTGAGATGAGTGCAAGGTTTGACAAGCTAGAGAGCTTGATTGGATCTCTGTACGAGCGTCTCCATGACAAGGCAGACAAATGAATGGCAGATCCAGCGTCAACCGCCCGAGCAGCTTTAGAAGGAATTAAAGAAGCCGTCAAAGTTGGTCGCGAGATCAAACAAACCGGGGCAGAGGTCTCATCGTTCCTCGATGAGGAAGCCAAGGCTAGGGTAGCGTGGAAAAAAAAGCAGCTCCAGCTAGAGAGGCGTGGAGACCTAGTATTTATTGACGCTGCCAACGAATACCGTGAAGTCCGCAAGATCCGGGCCGCCGAGCAGGGTATGTACGAGGACATGGAACGGGAGTTTGGCAAGACCGCTGTCACAGAAGTGCAATCTTTAATTGCTCAAATGCGGAAAGAACGCAAGGTTCTCGACCACGACTTTCAGCGTTTTCGGGCTGAAGAACGGATTATTTGGATAACAATTTTTGCGGTATCGGCTATCTTTTATGGGGTGCTTAAAGCAACAGGGGCTTGGTAATGACCACGATTGCCGCTAGATTTTCTACTGGAGAAATAGCCGCAGATAGCATGGTCAGCGGTGACGATTCGTTTTATTTAGTTGAAAAGTTACGCCGTGGAAAGGATTGCGTATACGGTGCTTGCGGTGATTGGGACAAGATTCTAAAGTTTTATCAGGCAATGGAATCAGGTAGTGATTTAGATTCTGATATTGATGTGACCGTTCTTGAGCTTAGAAATGATGGTATTTATATTTACGAAAGTACCATCATTCCTGCCCGCATTAAGAACGACTTTTGGGCAATAGGTACTGGCGCTAACTTTGCAATAGCGGCAATGCACATGGGGGCATCTCCCCGCGATGCGGTTGCCATTTCTTGCACTTACGACACCAGCTCCCATGAGCCTATTGACGAAGTTAAACTTATGGGGAAAAGCCGTGGCACTAAAAAAAGTATCTGACGAAGAAATTATTACCGCAATGAAAAGGTTTGGCAGCACCAAGCTGGCTGCTGAATTCGTTGGTATGTCTGTGCGTGGTTTTGGTCAGCGCAAGGCTAAGATCCAAATGGATCGCGGAATACCTCTACCAGCCTACTGTGCGCCACAAGAAAGCAAGCGCAATACTTACATACCTGAGAACCGCAGGGTGATAGAACACACAGTAGAAAACGGGCACGTTTTTATTGCTAGTGACTGCCATTACTGGCCCGAAGAATCAACTACGGCGCACAAGGCGTTTGTTTCCCTGTTAACAGAATTTAAGCCCAAGACCATCATCCTCAACGGGGATGTCTTTGATGGGGCTAGAATCAGCCGTCACGCCGCCCTGATGGGTACTAACCCGCCTACTCCAAAGCAAGAGATTGAGGCTTGCCAAGACCGATTGGATGAGATTGCAAAGGCATCAAAGAACGCAGTAAAACTCTGGACTTACGGCAACCACGATGTGCGTCTTTTTAACTACATTGCCCAGAACGCCCCAGAACTATCCGAGTTCAGCGACCTGTTTGCGTACTTCCCCGGCTGGCACACGGGCTGGCGTATAGATGTTAACGGCTCGGTAATCATCAAAC